AAATTTTAGAATTTTTAAAATCTTTAAAATGTTCCTTCGGGAATCTATCCAAAATTGTCACCTTTGACAGTCTTAGAAAAAGATCAAATACCATCTATGATGGGTTTAAAAATTTTATAATTACCTATGTCGGCAAGTTATTACTTGTTCTTCGTAGGAGAATCTTGAATCTACTTACACTGTTTGTAGCTTCAAGAAAAACGGAAACAGCTTTTAAAATAATAATATTAATTTTCCTCACATTATTAATATATAAAACAGTTCTATCATTTTTATTAACAATAAGGTTAGCCAGTATTATTAAAATCATTGTGATATTATATACTCTTTTTGTAATAATTATGTTAATCCAAGTGACTCTCTATAATAACAAATACATTAAAACTGAACAGTTAATGCCAGAAATAAGACCCATTTTTAGATTCGTTGGTGGTGTGAATGATATTTGGCCGTATTATGCTCATATTCATGAGTGTTTGTATTGTCATCAAGATTATGTTCATTACCATGAATTTAAGAAGCTAGATCACTTACAATTCGATTACCAATGTGCTAACAGAAATTGTGAAAATTGGCAAACTGAGAAATATAAAAATCAAAAAGTCTTATCATATAGTGTAGCAGATTACGCATTAGAGTTTAGGCAAAATCAATTAAGAGATACAGATTGCATTATTTGCTTTAATAAATTAAATGCATTAAACACTGAAAATAATACTTATCAACCTAGTGTTTATTTATATTGTAATCTAATTGAAGCGCAAAAGAAGGAAGATAGAAGAAGAGAGAGTCACCCACTGCATTTACAATGTTTCATTAATTATGTTGATACCAGAAACAGTATAAATAATATACCTTGTCCCACTTGCAAGTGTAATATTAGGGTATCAATAGTTGCCGCAGCAATAGCAAATAGAAATGCAGTCATACGCCACATAGTTCCAGTCCAAGTACAAATACCAGATAAATATAAGCCACAAATTATTGTTCAAGCACAACCGGTACCAATCGTTAATGATTTGAATTTACCTATAAATAACATACCTGAAGCAGTTCAATTACAAAATGGGGGAGTAGCCGATAGTTTTGTTAATAATAAATATGTTAGATTGGTAAGTCAGTTATTAAATAAGGATGCCATGGAGATATTAGCTAAGCATTTTCCAAGATTCGTAATTTATGATAACGACACAAGAAATTACGTTTTTACAAATAATGTTATAGTTAAACAGACTCAAAACCATAGACATCCATTCTTAGCATTATTAAGGGTTATGTTTGAACAACTTGCAATTGAAGATAGTAAGATTCCAGTAATATCTAATGAAGATAGGGTACAAGTGCAAGCAAATTGCTTATCGATAGCTATGAATCCATTCCGCATCGGTATGAAATTTAAGAGAGCTTATGGACCAAAACCTTTAGTAACCCATGTTGATAATTTAAGGTCTCAGGGAACTTATCCAAACAATGTCAAAGTATGTACATGTGTTGTTAGTGATGATAATCCTGTTTGTGTGCATACTTTGGATGATTGTTTTGATAGAACATTTATAAATGTGCAAGGACAAGGGTTATGTGGTTTTATAGCGATGGCATTGTTGAATCATGCAAACTGTCCAAATATAGACGGAACTGAAGTGGGAGTTCGAGACATCAGATATAATGATAGTGCATGGTTTAGAATATTCACTTATTACCATACAAAAAGTGATGATTTCTCAACCGCATTAAGGATATTGAGAGGATTAACAGCACCAAGAATTGATGACATATTAGACACTTCCTATCTATCATATAACAATTGGTGTTTGAATTCAACCAACTGGTTTGATGCTACTTACGATGTGGGTGGTTGGTTAGATCAAATTAATACATTTTTCAGACAAAAATCAATGGAGAGAAAATGTATATATATTAACATGATTTCTGATACGGGTTTAATTGTTTATTACCCAAGTATTAAGAATAGAACTGCCGACAATATGTCATTCAAAAACAATTATTTATATTACAGTCGTAACCATTTTGATTTTATTGAATTTACTCCTAAAAATGATTTCATAGTATTAAATACAGATGTTGATTACTATCCTGGTGTTAGAACTGCAACTTATTTTTTATCTATGTTTTTTGATAAAGTGTATACGATTTACCATTATTTTTCTGAGATAGAGACTAATTATGAAACTATCGAGTCTAAGGTCACTATATTCAAGAGAGACAATTTGTATCATGTTAATTTTAATGTTGATGGAAACAATACATATACTCATCCATTAATTAAGAATAATATTGATATGCAGAATAGTTATGGTAAATTATTTAATAAGCATTTTTATGTCAAAGAAATTTGTAATGTTTGTTTAAAAGAAGGTATACATTATTATCAATTAATGCGGGTTTATATGTCTGATAATGAATTGAAATTGGAAGCATCAGATAAAACAGCCTGGATCAAAGAATACGGTGACTTAAAAATTAATGCATTAGAAGGTACGGTCACTTTTAAAGATGGAGTATTGAATTATAAAATAGATGATGGTATCTATGCTGCGACAGAGAAAACTATCGGGCAGTATAGAGATTTTAGCTGTGCATATTCAGTTGTAAAACCACTAATCCCAAAATTCATGAGACAAACAACTATAAATCTAGTGACATTGATAGCTCAGACATCGATTAATGAAAAGACTGGCATAACTATTAAAGATGCTATTATGGCTACCATATTGGCTAATAGAAATATTAAAGAAGTTGGTGAAGTTTTGAGCCACAATAATGATTTCATTGAAGGGCAAGAAATATTAAAGAACGGTATGCCTAAGCCATTGTCATTCATAGATAGTATAGCAGTATATAAAAATATAGAACAAAAGAAGTTCTTAAGAGAAACTGAATACAAACATGATAGACCGATTGCTGAACATATAATTAATTATGTTAAGAAGAGCATCATATTCAGAGGTCTAACAGCATTGCCTATATCACTGTTTTTTATTATACTATATAAGCAATTTAAGAACGGACATTCATTACTGGGTCATAGTTTCGCTATAATTACGTTAGCCATATCTTATCTTATAGAAACATACCCTGTTCAAGATTATAAGGTTCCAATTATAACTAATACATCACTCGCAGTGTCAATGATAAGTTCTATATTAACACATTTGATGACGAATAGTTTAACAGCATCATTGATAGCCAACATTTTATCATTTTTTACAACAGCAGCAATCACAGCTAGATTAAAACCTAGATATAAAGGTGGATTTAAAGCTTATAATCCTCAGCTTGTACCATCCAGACAAGTTTATCAAAAACTACTAAATTTAGGTTCACAAATTGTGTACGATAAAGATCCAAATAATAATTCAAAAACTATTATTATTAGAGAGAATAAATCTAGAATACCCATTGATAATGGTTTTATAGACTACGATAAGTTAGAAAAAGAATTAAATCAACAGTTATTAGAAGTGGACACCAGTATTATTAATTATGCCCCGCTGTTAATAGACTATACTTATCCAACCGTTTATAATCACACTAACGTGAATCTCTACACCGCAATGGCGAGATTCTATTCAAAAGTACCAAAATATAATAATGATGTATTGAGAAGATACGAAGTGTGGGTTAAAGACATTTATAGTGTAGAGTTGAAGGAAAGATTGCAAAAGTTTTTTGAAAAATTACCCGTAACTTATTTATTATGGTATGCAAATCAAAAACGTAAGGTTAGGGTTGAATTAGATAACATGTTAAAGAATTATGGTATAATTAAAGACCACAATGTGATCAATAACCATGTTAAAACGGATGAGTTAAATGTAGACTATTCAGAACCTGCAAGACCAAGGTTAATAATGGCACCAACTACAGCATGTAAGTATTTAGGTAAATTTAAATGGGCAACTTTGAAAATTTATGCAGCTATAGATCAGTGTATTTTTTCCGGATTAAATTGGGGTGATATGGCAGAAAGGATTAAATGTTTCAATACTTGTCATGTTAATAATCAGAATTACGGTGATGGTGATAGCTCAATGTTTGAAACTACACAACACTTAGAGATTAAGAAGATATTACTACCCACTTGCTATAAAATAGTTATGGATCATTTTGGTGAAGATTTTTATGCTGATTGGAAAACTATAGAAGAAAGAATACCAGACAAAACAACACATATAAATGAAATGAAGGGATTTATTGAACCATTAGTAATTGATGTTCATGGTAAAACAAATTCAGGTGACCCAGGCACCACAATTGAGAATAGCTTATTAAATGCATCATATATCAGATTTTGGGCATATGAGCTTGGGTTAAAAGAAGATGTTATAGATCCTACTAATAACACAGTAATAGAAGCTAATGATTATTCTTTTGGAGTTGTTGGCGATGATTATTTATTGAAGACCAATTACAATTTAGAACATAAATTTCAAGAAAATATGAATATGATTTACACAACTCAAAATGTAGATGGTGGTTTAGGGCAAGTGTACAAAGGTGTTCTAGAATTTACACCCTATCCAAATTTTTTGTCAGTAGACTTACTAACAAGACATGATGGCAGTGTTAGAATTATTAGGAAGATCAATAGATGGGCTTATACAATGCCCTGGTCAAAAAGTATTAATCATAAAAATAATAAATCTTATTCATTAGAAAAAGAAATTAAGCAATTTGCGTGGGCAGCAGGTATGGGAATGGGTTGGGCCAAACACATACCAATAATGGAGCTTTATTCAAAAATGTTAATATGTAAAGGTGAGAAGATGTCAGATAATCAATATAGAAAATATTTGGATGATCAAAAATATACTAATGAGCCGAGAATATTATACAATCCCATTGAAGAAGATAGACAGCTAGCATTAGAATTATTTGAATTTAAATATGGAATAACAAGTGATCTAGTAGCAGCTATAGAAATGAGTATATTGAAAATTAATAGTTTAGACGAAAAGTTGGAATATAATTTAAGTCAAATTTTTCCAGTACATGAAAATTATTATACAAAATTTAATAATAAGTTAAAAGTTAATGTAATAGATCTCAATTTTGTAAAACCGGTATTTACTGAAGTAAATCCAGAATTACATTAATAATCAAATATAATATCCGTTTATGTCAGTCCGGTAGAACAATTAGTTACAATCGATTAACATTTTTCCGTTCTACTGCCATGTGCAATTCACATTGTCACATGCAGCACTGGTATTTGTGGGGGTTTCAAATATGGAATAGTAACAAGAGCA